CACACAACTATAAACAATATAATCAAAAAAAAATTGTAGATATAATAAAAGAATTTAATTTACCTTTAATACCCGTTAGATCTAAGTCAGGTGGCCTTCATTTATTTTTATTTTTAGATGATTGGTATCCAGTAAGAGATATTTTAAAAAAACTGCATCAATGGAATAACGATTTTTTTCAAGCACAAGAAATTTTCCCAATGAACAAATGTTTAAATATGCCTTACTTTAACATGGATGCTACAACAGAGTTTGCATATACTAATGATAACACTCCTGTAATGATTGGAACTTTCTTACAATTAGTTAAAGAAAAAACTTTATCTCTGGAAAATCTATTAAAAATAAAAGTAAAAGACTATGAACCTGAGAGTGATTGGAAGCAATATCCTCCGTGTTGTCAAAAAATGATCTCAGAAAAATGGTCAGGCAATCATAGAAATGATTTATTATTTAATATTGGTGTTTTAGAGATGAGAAAATCAGATGGTAATTTATCTAAGAAAGAAATAACGCAAATACTTTTACAAAGAAATAAGGAGGTTTTTACCACTCCATTAGATGAGAGAGAAGTAGTTAATACCGTGGCTAATTCAGTAAGTAAAAAAAATTATAATTTAAGATGTAATACACCTCTTTGTGATAAGGACAAATGTAAATTTAGAAAATTAGGAATTGGTTCACAAGTGCCAGATCTTATAGATGATTTTGAAGAAATAGAATTTATAAGATCCACAAAATCTATTGAATACTCTTTTTTATTTCAAGGTGAAAAAATTATTATTGGTCCTGAAGATATGAAAGATGAAAAATCTTTTAGAGTAAGATTATTAAGATATGGCATATATTGGATTACTCTACCAAAACCAAGATCAGGTCCATCCCCTTTTGAGATGCTCATGTCAACTATAGTTAAGAAAGCAGTAGAGAATGAAAAGATGAAGTTTGAAGATACTCTTGGAGAGGAGAAATACAATTTTCTTAAAAAGTTTTTTGAGAGCCATATTGAGGAAGATGATTTTGATAAACTGCAGGATAATTATGTTGTGCTAGATTCTAAAACAAATGTCTGTTATTTTAAAAAAATTACTTTTGAAAAATTCCTTGGTAATAATAAAACCTTTAAAAGTGCAGCAGAGGCTATGCATCTATTAGGTTGTGAAAGAATTGATTATCATGAGGGTGTAAAAAATGTATGGTCTGTTGAGATGCCTAAGTTTGTAGATTATAAAAAACAAGAAAAAAAAGTTAGTAAGAAAACAGTATCGGAGATGGATGACGAATTCCACACAGGAAAATTTAGAACTTAAAATACTTAAAGAATTATATCACAAAACGATTAAAATCTTTGGTCCACCAGGAACAGGAAAAACCTACACATTAATAGAAAAAGTTTTAAAAGGTTATTTGAGAAAAGGTATAAGACCAAATGAAATAGCTTATTTATCTTTTACTAATAAAGCAGTTAACACTGCAGTCTCTAGAGCTTTAGAATCTTTTCCACAATATAGTCCTGATGATTTTTCAAGATTTAAAACATTACATACATATTGTAGAAGATATTTTCCTGAAGAGGTATTTGATCCAAAGGACTGTACAATTGATTTTGCATTGCAGACAAAAGTAATTAAGACTTCAGATAAAAGATTAGCAGATGATAATTTTATGTATAAGGATTGGTCGTTAGGTGTATACAGTAAATCTAGAAATTTGTTGATATCTCCAGAAGAAGCATACAAAAAAGAAAGTTACAAACGAGATTCATTAACTGTTTTTTTAAGAAAGATAAGCACATATGAACATTATAAAACAGGAGGGGGTGAAAGATCATTTATAGATTTTGATGATATGATAGAGAGAGCAATAAAAGAAATAGATTTTCCATCTTTAAAAGTTTTAATATTAGATGAGGCTCAAGACTGTACCCCACTTCAATGGTCGGTAATATATAAGATGGCCCCTAAAGTAAAAAGGATTTATCTTGCAGGTGACGATGATCAAGCAATATATAAATGGAACGGTGCAGATCCAAAATATTTTACAAAATTTTTCCCAGGTCGTAAGGTAAAATTAAGAAAGACACAAAGATTTGGTGAGGCCATACACAGATTTTCTCAGGTAATTAGAAGAGGTATTAGTGATAGTGAGGAGAAAGAATATTTACCAGGTGGCACTAAAGGATTTGTTAAAGCTTATTTATCTTTTAAAGAGATACCCTTTGAAAAGTTGAAAGAAGATTGGTTTATCTTAGGTAGGATAAATGAAACAGTTAATCAATTAAGAATGTTAGCTAAAGATGCAGGGCTATACTTTAAGGATAATAAGGGTACGAAATGTTTCGACCAAAAACAATGGGATGCCATTAAATCATGGACTACGATATCAAATAATAAAAAGATAGATAAAAAAGGTGCAAGAAATATGTACAAATTTATTAGGGAGTTAGAAGACCCTGCGTATCGATTAGATAAATTTTGGAGAGCTGAACCTGATTTTAAAGAATATGACTTTCAAGCTTTAAAAGAATGGTGTGGTTTAACTTTAGATGATAATCAAAAAAATAAACCATGGTATTGGATATTAAGGAGAAATTTTAAACCAAGACAAGTTAGACATTTTATTAGGTTATTAAGAAGATATGGTCAAAAAGAATTAGACAAAGATCCCTTAATAACTATTGATACCATTCATTCTGTAAAAGGGGGAGAAGCGAATCATGTTGTGTTATATGGTAAGGGCAATTATCCATCAGATTATTCTAATAAAAATAAACAAGAAAAAAGTGATGAACGCAAAGTTTGGTATACAGGAGCTACAAGAGCAAGAAAAACTTTACATTTGTTGAGATCTGATTATAAATTCAACTATCCTATTGGACAAGATTATTTAGTTTATATACAGGAGAAAAATGACAAATAAAGATATGTTTGACGAAGCATTCCCAAACGATAAACAAGTAGGAGGGTCTCATTATAAAAAATTTGTTATTCAACCATGGACATTTATTAGAAAAAATAATCTTAATCCATTACAAGCAAATATAATTAAATATGTTTGTAGATATTTACTTAAGGGCAATCCTTTACAAGACTTAGAAAAAATAAAACATTATTGCGATTTAGAAATAGAACATCTTAAAAATAAAAAAGATGAGAAAAAACGAAAAAATTAAGTGCTCGGAATGTAATGAAAATGCAGTTATTATTGAAAATAAAATTTATTATAATGAGACCCTTGTTATGTTAATGAGTTTATCAGGGTGCATGAAAGACTACGACTTCAACCCAGCAACCACAGTGGTAAGAATGATGATACAAGGATCTGAATGAGTAATGGACTGCAACTAACTTTGACTTTTAAAAAATCTATGTGGAATACTCCAATCGAATATAAAGATCTTTCTCAATATAAAGAAATAGCTATTGATTTAGAAACACGAGATGAAGGACTCAATAATAAATTAGGTGCAGGTTGGGCTCTTGGTAAAGGAGAGATAGTTGGTTTTGCAGTGGCAGTTGAGGGTTGGAAAGGTTATTTTCCTTTTGGACATTTAGGTGGTGGTAATATGATACCTGAACAGGTTAAGAAATACATGAAAGATGTATGTGCTTTACCTTCAACAAAAATTTTTCATAACGCACAATACGATGTAGGATGGTTAGAGGCATCAGGTATAAAGGTAAATGGACCAATAGTTGATACGATGATAGCTGCAGCTTTGATAGATGAGAATAGATTTTCTTATTCATTAAATACTTTATCTGTAGATTATTTAAATGAGATAAAGGCAGAAACAGAATTAAGAGAGGCAGCAGCAGCTCATGGTATTGATCCAAAAGCAGAAATGTGGAAGTTACCTGCAGAACATGTTGGGTATTATGCAGAACAAGATGCAGAATTAACTTTAAAATTATGGCAGAGATTTAAACAAGAAATAGCCACACAAAGTTTAACTACTGTTTGGGAGATGGAGCAGCAATTGCTTCCGATCCTAATAAAAATGCGTCAACGAGGAGTGAGAGTCCAAGTGGAAAGAGCTGAAGAATTACAAAAAGAAATGATGATCCAAGAAAAAGAAATACTACAGGCCATAAAAAAAGAATCAGGAATAGAAGTAGACATTTGGGCATCACGCCAGATTGCCAAAGCCTTTGACAAACTGAAGTTAGATTATCCACGAACTGAAAAAACAAAAGAACCGTCCTTTACGCAAAATTGGTTAATTAATAATAAAAACAAAATAGCACAACTTATTGTTAGCGCAAGAGAGATAAATAAATTTCATGGAACTTTTCTGTCATCAATAATGAGATATCAAGTTGACGGTAGAATTCATGGTGAGATAAATCAATTAAGAGGTGATAACGGTGGAACAGTATCTGGTAGATTAAGTATGAGTAATCCTAATTTACAACAAGTACCGGCAAGAAATAAAGATTTTGGTCCAAAAATAAGAAGTTTATTTGTGCCAGAGGAGGGATATAAGTGGGGTAGTTTTGATTACTCACAACAGGAACCTAGAATGACAGTGCATTATGCTGCATCTATTGGAGATGGCTATGAGGGATCAAATGAATTAGTAGAAGCTTATCAAAATGCAAGTGCAGATTTTCATCAGACTGTTGCAGATCTTGTAGGAATTGAAAGAACACAAGCTAAAACAATTGGTTTAGGACTAATGTATGGAATGGGTAAGAATAAATTAGCTATCTCTTTAGGGGTTACAAAAGATGAAGCAGATGAATTAATAATTAAATATAATAAAAAAGTACCTTTCATTAAAAAATTATCAGATAGATGTAAGTATGCAGCAGATGAAAAAGGTGTAATTAGAACTAAAAAAGGTAGAAAGTGTAGGTTCGACTTATGGGAAACTAGAGATTTTGGTTTACACATAGCAGAAAAATATGAAGATGCAGTAGCAAAATACGGTAAAGATAACATAAAAAGAGCTCTGCAGATCAAACTAAACAGTCAATGTTAGATTGTTATAATGCAGGACATTTACCAATGTTACAAATACATGATGAATTATGTTTTAATGTGAAAGATGATAATCATGCACAAAAAATAAAAAATATAATGCAAGAATCTATAAAGTTTAAAGTACCAAGTGTTGTGGAATATGGACTTGGAGAAAGTTGGGGAGATGCAAAATAAAAATTTACCTCATGATAATAAAGATTTAATTGCTTACGCAGCAGGTCTTTTTGATGGAGAAGGTAATATTAATTATGCACAATATAAATGTAAAAATCCTAATGGTAAGACATATTTAAAATGGAATGTTGCCATGGAAGTAGCCATGACAGATCTTGATTGTGTTAAAAATTTTTATGATATTGTAAAAGTTGGTACAATACATTTCAAAGGAATTGCTAAAGGTTCATTAAATAGAAAAAATCAATGGCGTTGGCGATGTTCACATCGAAAAGCTTATCACTTAGCAAAATTATTTTTACCCTATTCAACAAGTAAAAGAGAAAAATTATTTAAAATTATTAATCACTATGAATTTAAAAAGCCGACAGAAAGCCTAAGTAAAAAGTTTCCTTTTTTAAAAATTAAGAAAAATTAACCAGTATTAGCTAAATTTTCTTGTACATCTTGATATTTGATCGCATTTCTTTTTGATCTAATATCTCTTTCTATTTTAAGCATATCAACTGTACATAGACCTTTATCTAAGAAATCAGTCGACCACTTATTCTCAAGTTGTTTTAATTCTTTTAACAACTTTATCTTTTCAGGACTCATTTTACTTCCTCATAAGTTATGTGAACCCTTTTGTTACCAGTGAAACCATCATCGATAATTTCAACTAATCCTTGGTTCACTTTTTCTGACAACTCAAGAGCTGCAGTTTTAAAGTCAGGAGCATTAATAATTTCATCTAAAGCCTGACCTCCCATACACGCTCTGATACGATAAGCTGTCATAAGATATTATAAGATATATCAAAGGATTCGTCAACATTATAGCCCTCGGAATCAATGGCCATGCACTGCACTCTATATTCATCTAAGAAACCACCTAATTCCTCTACTTTAGCTTTGTGTTTTTTACCTATTTCTATTGCCATTTCTCTACATGTTGTAGCGTCAGAAACATTCATGTCCATATATTGAGAACATTGAGTGCCTACATCTGAAAAATTCCAACATATAGTTCCTAATAAAATAAACTTTAATATCATGTTGAATTTATTTTGTTACACGCAAATTTTGTGTATATCCCATGTTTATTTACATTATCATTACCTATTTCTTCAATTTTTTCAATCGATTTTTGGTAACCTGCTAATTGACAAGTATATAAATCCTCATACACATCGGGAAAAATGTGAGGTTGTATACAGGTTGTATCCATTAGGGAACATAAGGTAATTGTTAATATAAATTTCATAATTTTTTCTTGACCTTTATTTTAGATCCCATATATTTAAGATTAAATGAAAAATAAAAAAAGTAAAAGTCTTGTACTTGATAGTATCATGACTGATCTTGATAAACAATTAGCAGCAGTACCAACATATGATTTTGATGGAAGTCCAATAGAGGATTCTTTACATTTTGAAATGTTAGTAGATGGTATAGCTGGCGTACATTTTATCGATAGTATAAACAGAAAACACTATCCAATAAATAAAACAATTGCGACAATTTTGATTGAAGATGAATTAGAATGTCGTAAATTAGAACCAACAAAAGAGGACATAAACCATGGCAATAAAAAAGACAATTAAATTTAACATTAGTAGTAAAACATTACCACCAACAAGTAGTTCACATGTAGAATTACCACGAAATTATTCTGTACATCCACCAATTGGTCAAAAACCTGAGGGTGATATAGATTTAGAAGGTGCTTTAGATAGGCTTGGTGAAACTATACAGGGTTTGATGAAAAATATGGAAAAACTTCAAAAAAATTTAGATAAAGCCACTGAAGAAAATAAAAGACTTAAAGATGCTTTGGGTATAGTTGAAAGCCCATTAGTTTTAACAGAGGACATGGAGGTAAAAGATGGACATAAATAAATGGAAATCAGTCGCAATAAAAAAATATGATTATGATTTACTTAAAGGTCTTTGCAAGGATAAATTTAGAGCTCCTGGTGCAATGATATCAAAAATATTAAGTGACTATGTAGATCATCAGGCTAGGAAACTAAAAATCCCTAATGCAACATATAGAACGAAATTATTAAATGGTGCTTCAGATGGATCCAAAAAAAATAAAGGGTAAAGAATTTTTTACTATCGAAGTTGATTTAAATAAGAATAATATAACTTTATATCTTAATGGAGAGTTAAGAAATAAAATACATACGGTCAGGGCAGAATATTTATTTGACCGAATGTTAAAGATAGCTAAACAAAAATTTCTTAAAATGAGAGAGCAGATTGAACAGTAAGCTTAAGGTTTTAGATCTGTTTAGTGGTATTGGTGGCTTCAGTT